TAATGGTGTTACCACACACGTATCTGCATCAAATTATTTACCAGGACAAACAATAAACATGTTAATTGTACAAGGATCTGCGGGTACTGGAAAAGTATCATTCCCAGCAGCATTCAAATCAGGTTCATTGTATACAGGCTCGGCAGTTGCCAACGCAGTTGATATAGTTACATTCATCACATTTGACACTACAAATATTTATTTAAGTGCAATAAGAAATTTAAAATAATATGTTTTCACCATTTGCTTTTATACAAGATCCAGAAGTTCTCGCAGCTGCAATACAACAATACATACTAGCCGGCGGTGATTTTACTACATTCAATGTTCCTAACTACGGCGGCATTGTTAGAACTAATATAACCGGAGGATTGGATACTACGTTTAATATGAGTATTGGTTTCCCAAATCTTGTAAATGACGCTAAATATCAATCCAATGGAAAATTAATCGCAGTTGGAAACTTTACAACATACGGACCAAATACAGGCATTACTCGAATAATCCGTATAAATACAGATGGTACACTTGATGCTACATTTAACACTACTGGATTTAATGCAGCTGTAAATACTGTAGTTATACAACCCGATGGTAAAATAATTTGCGGAGGGACATTCACTACATACAGAGGTGTAACGGTTAATAGAATAGTACGCATAGATTCAACCGGTACACGTGATGCTACATTTAATGTAGGAGTTGGATTTGATGGTACCGTAAACACGTTAGCTATTGAACCTAGTAGTAAAGTACTTGTCGGAGGAGCATTTACTACATATAGTGGGTCAACAATCAATAGAATAGCACGTTTAAATTCAAATGGAACAGCAGATACCATTAATTTTGGTGGAGGCTTACAATCATTTAATGACACTGTAAATGATATACAATTACAATCTGATGGTAAAGTGGTTGTTGGTGGAAACTTTACAACTTATGCTACATTTAATAATTGCCTTAGAATTGCTCGTTTAACCAATAGCGGATCTTTTGATACTACATTTAGTGGTTCATTTTTTGATAACAATGTAAACAATCTAAAAATTCAACCTGATGGTAAAATAGTTGTTGTAGGACAGTTTACCAATAAAATAGCGCGCATATATCTAGTAGGTAACCAAATAACTGCGGATCCGGATTTTAAAATCGGCAACGGATTTGATAATTTTAACAACCTCCCAGCGGCTGGTACGATACAAATTGATTCGAATAAAAACATATATATAACTAATAATTTTACTAGTTATAGTGGGTCAAATGCCTCACGTATTGTAAGACTTTTACCTAGCGGAGCTATAGATACATCATATAATGTAGGCCCCGGACTACGCGGCTCATTACTTAATGTTGCTTCTACTGCTACATATGGTTCTGGAACTGCGCTGTCAGGGAGTGTAGTTCAGATATATGGTCAGTTTGCCACATATGCGCAACCACCATCAAATCGTCTTTCTTTAGTGTCTACTACAGGAAATAGTGCGTCGTTTTTTGATATAGGTGAGGGATTTAGTGCCGGCGTCTATTCGTATGCTACTGAATCAAATGGAAAAATTATAGTAGTAGGTACCTTTGGAGAATTCGCGCAAACGCGCAATGCAGCAATTGTTCGCTTAACACCAACTGGTTCTAGAGATACTACATTCATATCTAGTTCTGGTTTTGATGGTCTCGCAAATGCTGTGGCTATTCAATCTGATGGAAAAATAGTTGTCGGAGGATCATGGGTCAGTACATATAGTGGTTCGGCAGCTCCTAGAATAATTCGTTTAAACACATCTGGTTCAATTGATACTACATTTAATCCTGGCACCGGATTTCCACTCAATAACAACGTAAATACTTTGGCTATTCAATCTGATGGGAAAATAGTCGCGGGAGGCACATTTACATCATATAGCGGTTCAGCAGCTAACAGAATAATACGTTTAAATACAGATGGTACAATTGACAATACATTCTTATCTAGTTCTAGATTTAATAATAATGTAAATGATATAGCTATTCAATCTAATGGAAAACTATTAGTGATTGGAAACTTTACAACATACAGCGGTTCAACGATTAATAGGATAATACGTTTAAATACAGATGGTACGCGAGATACCTCATTTAATCCTGGAACTGGTGGATTAGGTACTGCTGGGTCTGTTTTAGCATTACAATCCGATGAAAAAATAGTCGCCGGCGGAGCATTTACATCATACAGTGGTTCTACTGTATACCGAATAGTCCGGATAAATACAGATGGTACACGAGATACTACATTTAACGCAGTTGGATCTAATAATATTGGTTTTGGCGGTACCGTAACTGGTCTAGGAATACTTGCCGATGGACGCATTGCCGTAGGAGGCGAATTTTTAACATTCAATTTAGAGACACCCCCTACGAGAATTGCAATATTATATCCCACCGGCGGTTATGATTCATCATTCAATCAACCGAGTAGTCCATTTAATAGCTCCCCTGGTGGATATAACAATAATTTAAGAAAAATATTAATTTTAAATGCATAATAAATACTATGACACTTAAAGAATTTTTACAAGACAAAACATTGACAGCAGTTGAATTAATCGATTTTGATTACAATCAGATTATCAATGTTTATGTAGATGCAGCATGTTATGGTTTAGCAATCGATACATCAAATATTCCAGCTGGCACGCCATTAACATATACTGTGGATTTTACATTGGATGAAGATATCTTATCAGTAAGTGATTTTTCAATCAACATAAATGATGTTGAGATGCTTGGAATGTAACAATTAATTTCTTATATTAAAAGAAAAAGGAAACAAGTTATGACCAGAAAACTGGACAACGAACATCTAGAAGAAATTCAATCTCTAAGAGATAGCTTCGCAAAAAATTCAACCACATTAGGAAACATTGCAATTGAACTTCATGTATTAAATCGTCAATTGGAAATCATGAACGCAGAACAAACAAAGTATTTAGATCAATTTGAGTCTTTGAGAAAACAAGAATCAGATCTTTTAGAAAAGATGCGTGAACGATACGGCGAAGGACAAATCAATGTTGCTGACGGAACATTTACTCCTGATTCAGGTTTAGCACAATAAACACATATTTATATAAAAAAATCATAGGAGTATTAAATGGCAGAAAGAATAGTATCACCTGGCGTGTTTACGAATGAAGTAGATCAATCGTATTTAGCAGGTGGAATTGCACAAATAGGTGCAGCGATTGTAGGTCCAACATTAAAAGGACCTGCACTAATTCCTACTCAAATATCATCTTACGGAGAATTTGTTAGTAAATTTGGATCATATACAGATGATTCATATATACCGTTCGTCGTTCAAGATTATTTGAGATCAGGAAATGTAATTACAGTAACACGTTTATTGTATGAAGATGGTTATAAATTAACCAATGGTGGTTTAGCAATCATTGCTGAATCAAGTTCTACGGCAGGAACAACAAAAATTGTAACTCATGTATTACATCCAACTTTACCGGTAACAACCGATGGCGCATCAAATGTATTTGAAAAAAGTCTTTTAACATCAGGAGCTCCTGGTAGTAATGGTGCATTTACATTGAACCTGTCAGGATCATTTGCAGCAGCACAAGACAATGCAATTGGCTTTTCATCGTTTACAGCAGGAAATGGTTCGGCTATTCCATTATCAATTGTTAGCACAGACAATAATTATGTGTCTACAACATTAGGTAATTCACCGAAATCAATTCAATATCCAGTTTATGTTCAATATGAAAACCCAACAGCAACATCTGCATTTGCAACACTTGCACATGTAACAATGTCATTGGCTTATTTACCGTCATATGAATTAGTTCAAGATTACACCGTAGCATCAACACCATGGATCACATCACAGAAACAAAGTGGTATAGCAGTTAACTTGTTACGCTTCCATACATTGTCTCATGGTACAAATGTTAACTACGAAACTAAAATTGGTATTCGTGACATTGTAACTTTACCAGAAGCAGTGACAGGAGAGTATCCAACATTTACAGTTGAAATTCGCAGAGTTAACAATGCAAACTTACCAGCAGCTCAACCATATTATGGTTTAGTATCTGATACAGATGAATCTCCTGCAGTTGAAATATATACAAATGTAAACTTAGATCCATCATCAGCTCGTTATATTGCTCGTGTTATTGGTGATAAAGATAGAACAATTGATAATGATGGAAGATTATCAATCTCCGGAGATTATGAAAATTTATCGGCATATGTACGCGTAGAAGTAACTAATGCAGTTAAGAAGAAAACAAATAACAGTGCATTGATTCCATTTGGATTCCGTGCTGTAACATCTCCGATTCCAAATGCGTCTGCTTCATTCAATTTAAAAGAAGCAACATACACAACATCACAAGTAGGTTCAACGGGAATTAATACCAATACATATTTTGGATTTAATTTTGCAGTAACAAACAACTTGAATTATTTAGCACCAACTCTTACATCAGGATCAACAACTGGTAGCAATTCAGATTTCTATTTAGGAGATGTAAGTCAAGATGCAGCATTGGGCTTCCCATCATCTGCACCGTATTCAAATTCATTGCAAGGTGCATTGACAGGATCAACTATGTCTACCAACGTTGCATTGTCAACACGTAAATTCATTGTACCATTCCAGGGTGGATTTGACGGAGCTAAACCTAACTTGAAAAAATATTCAGGTGAAAATATTACTGCAGCAAATACATTTGGTTTTGCATGTAATTCAACAACATCGGCAGGAACAACTGCTTATAATAAAGCATTTGCATTATTAGGAAATACAGATTATTATGATATGAACTTGTTGGTTACTCCAGGTATCATTCATAGTTTGCATCCAATTATTACAAATGCAGCTCGTAATTTAGTTGAAGCTCGTCAAGATACATTCTATGTAATGGATTCAAATGCAGTAACAGATTCACTTACAACGGTAGCAAATCAAGTAGCTGGATTGGATAGCAGTTATACATCAACATATTGGCCATGGCTTCAAATTCGTCGTCCTGATAACAATGTTGCAATGTTCGTTCCGCCATCAGTAATGATCCCGGGAGTATTAGCATTTACAGATCAAAATGCACATCCATGGTATGCACCAGCTGGTTTGAATCGTGGTAGTTTAACAGGAGTTAGTGCTACAAAAATTAATTTGGCACAAGCTGATCGTGATACATTGTATAATGCGCGTATTAATCCTATTGCGAACTTCCCTAATGAAGGGGTAGTAGTTTGGGGTCAAAAGACTTTACAGGCTCGCCCAAGTGCATTAGACCGCGTAAATGTACGTCGTTTGTTGATTGCTGTTAAGAAATATATTGCGTCTTCAACTCGTTATTTGGTATTTGAACAAAATACCGATGCAACAAGATTGAGATTCTTGTCAATTGTTAATCCGTATTTAGAAAACGTGAAAAATAAACAAGGATTATATCAATTCAGAGTTGTTATGGACCAATCAAATAACACCCCAGATTTAATTGATCAAAATATTTTATATGGTCAAATTTTCCTTCAACCAACCCGCACTGCGGAATTTATTATTTTAGATTTCAATATCCAACCAACGGGAGCAAGTTTCTCTCCAGGTTTGTAATAATAAATAACATTTTAAAGAAAGGTAGGACTTAGGTTCTACCTTTTTTACTTTGCCGATATTTATATAAAACAAAAAGAGGAACTTAAATGGCATTAACACCAACCTTACCAGATATTAGCCAAAGTGATTTATTTAGTAGTGCATTTTCGTGGGAACCGAAATATGCTAATAGATTTATTATGCAATTAGCTGGTACTAATATACCTGCGTATTTAATCAAAGCTGCAGCTCGACCATCAATGACAAATGGAGAGATTGTTTTAGACCACATTAACGTTGACCGCAAGGTTAAAGGAAAAAGTCGTTGGAACGATATTGCTATCACATTGTATGATCCAATTACAAGTGAAGGTGCACAAGCAGTAATGGAATGGGTACGTTTCCACCACGAATCATTAACAGGTCGCGATGGGTATTCATCAGATTGTAAATCAAATGTAATTGGTATTAATTTTGTTAGATCTACTATGCGATTCAATGTACCGCCGGT